CTTGTCCACCCACTCCCCGTATGCCTCCATCAGGAAGTCGAACTCAATGCTCTTGGGGTTCACCTTAACCTCGTAGTCCAACGAGTTGTACAAGGTCTTGGTGACGTTCTTTTTTTGGCGTGTTAGGTTAGCCCGTGACTGGGTCACTAGGTACTTGCCGAATTTATCAAGGGCTAGCTTGGTGTTCTCGGCTTTCTTTAGGTCGGGCTTTCCCGCAGCCATCAGCAGATGATCGTTGGGTTCGGGGTCTCAATACGCAGCGTCATTTTCCAGCCGCAAAGGGTGTTCTCAAAATCCTCGTCTATCGGCTCGCATACGGGGTCGTTAACGAGGCGAAACCCATCCGTGTACAGCGTACCCCTGCGCATAGACGCAATCATCTCTTGTGCGCTAAAAAGGGCACGGTGGTAGATGTCTTGCTTCATTGCTACCCCTTCGTAGGAGTAAGGATCCACGTTCGGATCTTGCTTCGAGTAGTCCACCACGTCCATCACGAGAATGTCCACGTCATAAATCACCGTCCGCTCCTGCACTTCGGCCTGCCCAACTAGCACATGGCACAAAGGGAACAAGGTCATTTTGCGCATGTCCACGTCAAATATGTTTCCCCACGTGGTAGTATTTATGTATGAGGCGTTTGTGGCTGCCGTCTGGATGGCCTCGCAAAGCTGATAGTATCCGTATTTCATGTTTAGTAAACCTTTTACTTGACTTTTTGCAGGGCGGTGTCAACCTTGATCTTGTCAATTTCGTATGCCAGCCACATCAAGCACTGCTTCAATGGTGCCTCCGTGACGGCTTCAACATGTAGTACATTGCCTTGAGCGAGTTGATGGACAACTGCAAACCATCCCCACCGCTTTCCAAACTGGGCTTTGATCCCCCTCGGATCTCCTTCCCCTTCAAAGACATCGCTGAACTCATCTGCAATGCGAGCTGCAAACGAGTAAAAAAAGTGAGACACCCCTCCACGATGTCCATCGTTGTTTCTTCAAATACCTTTCCGTCATGGATTGTGGGGTCGTATTTTGCTATCTCGTACCTCCCTGCGCCCTTCTTGATGATCGGGCGGTACAATACCCCCAGCCACTTGGTTGCGTTCTTGATTGGCTCCCGCATGTACTCCTGGCAATCTATAAACTCACCCAGGGAGATGTTGTCAAGATCTGGGTGGAATCCGTACTCCACGCCATCCAGCTCAATCGTCTGCCGCAATGGTGGCTTCTCCGATAAGGCGAAGGTCAGTAAACTTTTGATGTCATCCAAATCCGCCTTGGGAAACATTGGGTACTCGTCCGCATCTATCCCGCAGAAAATTGATAGCGCAAGTTGATCTCCCGTCTCCTCGGTAGGATTGGCACCAATGAAACGCTGATAGTCCTTCAGCTTGATGTCGGCCAGGCAGTTGGGTACTATTATTCTTCGTAGCATTTTTCTCGGGTGTTGTTGATATTGTCAATGTGGAAGAATTGCACGTCCTCGTACAACTGCTCCGCCAATCCCCGTGCCACCTCTGGGGTGATGGTTTCAAGGGCTTCCTTCCAGTCGTATGCCGTCTTGCACAAGATGGAGTTGGTGGAATTTAGGAATGGCGTGTACGGGTGCATGTCCTGCGCAATTAAGCACGTTTTAGTAAACCCCGCCTCAATGGCTTTGAGGTTTGACTTGCATCGGTTAAATTCAGTCGGTGCCAATGGGGCGATGGCCACGTCAATATCCCGATACAACTCCCCGTAGTTGGTGTAGTCCTTTGGAGGGAAGGCATGCTTTGAATTGATCGCCTGCTGATAGTACTCCAATGCCCACGACTCGTGGCCAGATAAGTCGATCCCGTTCCATTGCAGATCATAGTCGTGGTGCAAGGCACCCAGGTACCCAACTCGCAGGGTATCGCTCTTTGTTTTCTCCCCCATCCATTGCTCCCTCCTTGGGTCAATGGCGTTGGGCAGGATCCAGATGGGCACATATGGGTTGATCTTTTGCAGCTTCTCGGCAAGGTACCCGTTGGTGGTGTGCAACTGATCTGCGATTTTGATCGTGTTGATGATGTGCGTTCCCTTCACCTGGCTTTTGCTGGAATGGTTGTGGGGGAGGTTCCACCAATCGTCAATGTCCAAGATCAACTTGATATTGTACGCATTCAGCATCGCACGGAACTGCCGATGGTCTTTTGAGGCAATGCCTCGGTTGACTACCAGGTACGAAACGTGTTCCTTCAATTTGTCCAGATCCTCAATGGTTCCAAACTTGACCATATAGCCACGCATCAGCATGTCCTCGTACGGCACCTGGAGGCGGTGGTAAAATACCCCGCTCTCTTTTCCAATTACTAATATCATCGTAGTGAGTATCTGCCAAAGTTAGGGTTCGCCTTCTTGTTGAAGACCGCATATCTCGCAGCGTCAATGGCGTGGTTGAATGCGTCTATCGGTTTGTTAAGCAGGTTCCCGTTCTTGTCCTCCACCCACTTGTAATTTTGTAGCTCTTTTACTAGGTTCTTGCTGCGTGGGGTCACTACCAATTTGTACCGCTTCAACTGATCAATGCCTGCCATCACGCTATCCGCCCCCTTCAATGTGGGCTTAACGTTCCACCCGAATTTGTGCAGCTCGTCAATGCTCTTGGGTTCGGCACTGTCCGCAAAGATTTCAGCCCTGCGATCCAGGCCAAGTGAGGCAAGGGTGTTGTGAATGTCTCGGTTCGTCATTCCCGTCTGGTATATGAACTCGTCCAGGTAAAGTGATGAGCCGTGTTCGTACACACCCACCAAGGTGCTGGGATCGTTTGTGTAGCCGAAGTCCATTCCATAAGCTAGTATTTTTGCGTCTGTTGGGATCTCTCCCGTGGTGAATGAGAAGATGGCTGCACGGTTGCTACCTCGCTCTCCCAATCCATATACCCGCCAGTAGTCCTCATCCGTATCACGCAGCCGTTCGATCTCCTCAACGATGATTTGATCCAAGAATGGATTGTCCAGGTACGTGGTCTGATAAAAGTCGCAATCGTTGCGGGTGATTACTCGGTCGTATATCCAATGGAACGTATCGGAAGGGTTGTAGTCCAACACGATCTTGCCATCGGTACGGAAAATGAGCTGCTGCCAATCCTCGTAAAACAACTCGTTCGCTTCGTTGATGTATAGCATGTTGCGCTTACGCCCCCGTATCTTCTGCGGTTGGTCTAGCGAAATAAACTCGATCATGTTTCCGTTGAGGTGGTACTCGTTGCTTGACATATTGTGATATTCCTCACGATACAAGTCATGCTCTCGCAGAATCTCAATGAAGTCCCGCATCACGGAGGCACGCAGGGACGGGAAGGTCTTACGGCAGATGGTGACCACCTTGCCCGAATTGACTGCGCAATAATGAAAAATAACCCACAGCAGGATATTGTACGTTTTCCCGCTGCGAGTTCCCCCTTGCTCAACTGTGATGCGCTTGTCGCTTTTGAGCAGGTGTTTGAATACCTTATTCGTTCGGATCCGTGTCAATGACCTCTACCTCAAATTGCTTGCTCGTTGAGATGTCCAACTCCGTGCGCTCCACATAGCCCCGCTTCTTGGCTTTTGTTTTCAAAAAGAAAATGGTGGCGGTGGAATTGCCCTCCTTGATTTGCTTGTGCAGTTGGCTTTCCACAAAGTCAATGGTCATGTCTCCTATTGAATCGACTGCTGCTTTGTAGTCAGCATCCTCCCGCAACCATCGGTAGTGCGTTTCCCGTGATATGCCAACCGATTTGCATGCCGAGGTGGCAATGCCCAGGGATTTCTCCAACGCTTCCAGCATCGCCTTTTTACTTATGTCAGTTTTAGTCATAGGTTCTTCATTTTGTTCTTAACCAATTCGCTATCACTATATTCCTTCAACTCATCACGCCTTGCTGATAATGACTGGAGATGCTCGGGGTCAAGTCTTTTCTTTTCCCGTTCAGTTTTAATCTTCCGTATTCTCTTTATCTCATCCCCCAGTGGCTCGCACTTCCACATCTGTTCCAGTGAATAGTAAACGATTGAGTAGCGGTACGCTTGTTCGTTTTTGTATTCGATTGTTGAAACGCCATGCAGGATTTCCTCGGCTACCTCTAGGGCAATGTCCAATTCAGGGATTACCAAATGTCCGCCATCAACGTCTTTCTTGAAAACCACCATATTGGACAAAACCCCCTTGAAGTTCCCAGCATCAAAATGGTACTTCAACTGATTGTTCTTGTTTACGATTCCACTTGTGAACGGGGAGCCTCCAATCGTCCAATCCTTCATCACCCGCTCCTCAACCAATTTGGTGTGAAACTCGTATTGCTCTGGAAAGAATTGTTTGTAATATCCTACCAGCTCACTTGCGAAGTTTGCAATCACATGGTGCTGCTTCGGGTTTGTTTGGGACATGGCCGTCACGGTGCAGTAATCATGACGCATGGCTACCCGTGGGGAGTAACCAAATATATTAGACGTTGACACGAGTCCTCTGCTCCGCTTGCCCGTAGAATACTTCTGGCTTTTAACTGCCCATCGCAAGGCCGAAGTGTCAGTTTCCAGCTTTTTGTACAGAACTACTGGCTTATCATCAACGTATATAATGCAGTCCTCCTTAATAAGGGTGCTCACATCGCTTTTAAGGGCAGTTCGCTTCTTGAACTTATCCTTGTCTA